GTACTATTAGAATGCAAGAATCTTGCAGCCGTCATATTAAGTATGACTGCAACATTAATACCATTAACAGTAATCGTTAGATCACCTGTAGCAGTAGACCCATGACTAGCACCAGCCCACATGATTTTACAACGTGCAGCTTTTCCTGATGGAACAGTATACACAGTAGTTGTAGCTGCCGTAGCAACAGTAGCTTCTCCTAGAACGCCAATTTTATCAGACATTAATATTCTCCTTAGATTGATGCACTACCATATGCGATAGTACGGGGGATTCCTAATGACAATGCTCGTACTCTACTAATACGTACATCAACTTCTTCAGGTGTTATAAAATTGTAGTAAGCTTGGCTACCAGCGACACCAGTGCGCTGTTGCAAAGCAGTAATTTCATTAGATAAAATAAGCATTTGTGCTCTTAATGTAGCTTTACTTACTTTAACATTATCAGCGGGGAATGTTGTATCAACAGCACTAGTCATTATTATCTCCTTGGTGATCCAGTTAAATATGCCAAAGATATAGAAACAAATTTTAAAGCACTTGTTGCATCTCCAGACATACGTAATTTTTGTAACTTATACTTAGCCGTCCAAGCATATAATTGCTCTAGTCGTGTAGGCCGTCCTCCACCATAATCTTTACCAAACTCATCTGCACCGAATCCTGGAGCATCGCCACCTTGAAAATCTAATGACAATGTAGGATTAAGAACAGGTATGTCCCAACCAGAAAGGTCATCAAACTTTAGGTCATCTTCTTCCCAATCTTCACCTAGATCAGATGTATTATAATAGATATTATCAGTAAACATTTCTACATTAAAACGGCTATCACCCTCTGTATCAAAGTTAATGTATCTACTATTTTTAGTTAAGAATCTGTTCTTATTGTCTGACCACGGAAGCTCAAATGTAAATTGTATAGGAAGCCCACTATCAGCTACATCAGCTACAGGAGTCCAACCAGAGTAATCAGCCCAAGGTGTATCATCACTCCACATTTCTTCAGAGCCTACATAATCTTTGTATACGGCAGCATCACCTTGTTGTTCGCCTAAACGAAAGACTTGTGTACCATCACACATAAAAATGTCTTTAAGAGCAGAACGGCAACCACTACTAAATTTCCAATTACGCCAATCATGCCAAGCTTCTATCTTTAAGCCTTTGTTTCTTTTATATACAAAGCATCGAAACTCTGTAGTTTCTGTTTCACCTACAGCATCAGGAACAAATAACATGTAGTTAGTATTAGAACTGTCCCAAAGACTCCATATACGGTCTTCTAATGCTACAGTAGAATTTATAGCTTCTATTGCTTTTTGATAAGCTGGATCAATAAGATAAGATGATCTATCTGTGGCAACTGTACCTGTAAACAACGCTCTTGTTACATTAGATACACCATTAACATCGCCAAAGATCATTTCTTCGCCAATAGTTTGTATGATTCTATGTGATACAGCACCTACATTTTCAATAGCATCATCAAATGTTGGTACATGATTAGAAGAACTATCAAATACTGCCAGTGTTCCCGGCAATATAGCATCTTCAAACATCACCATTAGTTTATCACGAAACCGTCCCATACCTTTAATAGCTTGTGAACCATTAGGCACACGAGAACCTAGATCAAGGTTAACAGCATCATTAGGATCAGAAGCACCTACCCAAGTACCACTTGTATCTGTATTAGAAATGTATATTCGATCTTCAGCTCCAGGATTAAGATCTCCAGCCATTACTAAGTAACGTCCGTGAGCCACAACAAATCTAGCTATAGGTACAAAAGCATTACTATTGTCTGCTAAGTCTTTTAAGTATGATGCTTCCATAGAAGAGTTAATAATAACAGGCTTATTAACCCCATTACACACTATAAGATCACCGTTAAAGATAGCAAAAGATGCAAAGATTGTCGCATCCCAACCACTAGGATTACCTTCTAAGTTATTTGCCCAATCATTGTCCCAAATAATATGAACAGTACCAGTTGCATCAATCCTAACTATCTTGCCATTACCGCCAACAGCTATAATAAAACCATTGTAGTATTCACAATTAATAATCTTATCAAGATACTCAGCAGTTTCTGCAAACAATATAGTACCGGGCCTAACCGAGTTAGCTCCGTCAACACCTCGTTGCATATTTTCTAAGACTTTAGAGAATTTAGTGTCTAGGTTTAAATCATTATCAACAACATTCCATCCACCAGAAAAGTCTCTAATAGTAGCATCAAGAAGTAAATTGCTGCGTTGTACTTGTGCAGAACGTCCTCTTGGGCCAGTAGGAAATAGAAATGTGTCTACCATTAAGGTAGCTCTACAAAACTAAACGTTTGAGGTAAAGCTGTTACAGGATCAAGGCTAATAGGTGCAGAGTTAAATGTGTTCTTTAATTGCTTAACTCTAGCTTCAAATAGTAGTTGAAACTTTTGACTAGCATTAGGATTAGTGCCGTCATCTTCTAAGTAGTCAAATGTAGCACCTAGTATTAATGCTTGATCATCAAAATTAATCTCATCTGTACCGATAAAAGTATCAGGCTTAGTTCTGTATTGTACAATAATAGTATCTGTAGCTGTCTTAGGCCAAATCTGAAATACTCTGTTAGTTTTATAAATACTTGATGGGCCTAAAGATTCATAATGTATTGGCACAGTACCACTTAATTCAAATGGATTAGTAGTTAGTGCGGACATCTTAGTAAGTGGAGTAGATGAATTTTGTGGGAATATTACACGTATGTCTTCATAACGTTTAATAAAGTTTGTTAGGTCTTTAGTTACAATACCTAACGTGCCATCTAAAGTTAAAATGTCCCACGTAAGAAATTGAGGCCAGAAAGCCTCATCAAATAAAACATCAAATTTGTGTTGAATCATCTCAGCTATACGATCTTCTGCGTATACCTGAACCCCTGTACCAGCAACCATTGATAATCTATCAGCAGTTCTAGTAACTAATTCTGTTAAAGTACTCATAATAGTCGGCGGGGAAGTAAAGGGGAGGCTAAAACTTCCCCGCCTGTCCTATTAACCGTTAAACTGTTCAATACCGTGAAGATCACTAGTATCAACTTTAAAACGGCATTCATAGGATATCGAACCGTTACAAGCAGAAGTAGTAAGGATAGTTCCTCGTGTATCTTCTGTTGTAGCAGTTTGAGTAGCTGTATCGTCACCAGCAACAAATGTTACAGGTTCTACTGTAATCAAATAGTTAGCTGCACCAGTACCACCACCATCACTCGATATACCAATTGCGCCATACTTAGCAACAGTACTTGTAACTTGATCATCATCTGTAGTTGCTTCGTCAGAAACACCTGATCCTACAGCTTGATCATCTGCTAGTTGTATAGCGAGGCCCAACACATTAGTACTACCGACAACAACAGTATTGTTGTTTACAGCAGAGTTACCAACAGTTGTTTGTATGCTACGAAAACCTGTAATTTGACCAGCTACAGGAGATGGTACAACTACATCTGTACCAGCAGCATAACGTACAGCGTCAACTTCGACACCTACTTCAACTGATTGATGAGGCATATTTACATCATCTTCAGAATAACCAGTAACTGACTCAGCTTTATAAGGAAGACCAAGACGATTGCCCCACCCAATATCAACAGTGTCACTAGCTGCACCAGTAGCAATAGCAACAGAATCAACATACTTAAAGGCTTTGTTACCGTATTGGATAACAGTACCAGAAAGTGTAATATTCTCTTGCATTTTTTGACCAAGATAATCACGACCACTAATGGTCATAACATGATCAGAACCACTAGAACCCGTTGCTGTTAGGCAACGACCATACTTAGCATCTAACATACCAGAAGTAGTAGTTAGTGAAGTAGAACTACCATCAAAAGTATTCTTATAGTTCGATGAATCAAATGATGTAGCACTATTAGTTGCACTTACTCCATCCCAAATACCATCAGAATCAGCAGCAGCAGGTGAGCCAAGATAACAAATGTGCTCGTCACCTATAACATCTGATGCATATTCCATGTTTGGAACGTATTGACTAATGCTTCGTGGATAGTTATCAGCATTAACTTTAGCCATCTTCTTTCTCCAATTAGTTTACATGATGAACAGTAGTAGATTTAGTAACACGTTCTTTCTGTTCAGATTTTGACTTAAGAGATACAGTATTGGCTTTACCCATAAGGTCACCAGTTTCCATATTAACTAAGTCAGGATCATCTAAAAAGTTTTGTCTTACCATTTCTTCTTCTGTCCAAACGTGAATAGAGGAGCCATTAGGAAAATAAACCATCCAACCTGCATCGACTTCTGTATCTTCGTATTCAAAGCCGCCCAGTAATGTTGGAATGTCATTCTTATCTAAAATTGGATCACCTTTAGCGTTCAACTTAACTTTAGGTGATGCAATTCTCCTAACACCTTTCCCTTCGATTTTATGTACTTCAAACCTTGGTCTGACGTTATCGCTCATCCCCTTTTACTCCTTATATATTACGAGTTAATCAGAACAGCGTGAGTACGGAAAGCTTTCCACAAGCACCACTGGCCTTGCCAAACAATCCTACGACCATGAGCATCAATCGTCCAAGGAGCAACAAGCTCTTTGACCTTCATGTTAACATGCTTAAGGATATGCAAACGGAGATACTTACTATTAATAAAGAATGCTTTATTAACAGGACAGTCTTCGTCATACATCATAGGAATATTCTGGTGCTTAACACCAGAGAAGCCCAAGTCCATCATCTTTTGTCCAGAATTGGAATCAGACAGGTTAATTACAACTTTATCACGTACTGCTGTACGATAATGACGATACAAGTTGCGACCAATAAGGATAACATCAGGCTTATCACCTTTAAGCGATAGGTCCATTAGGATATCATCGAAACCTTCTTCGATATTCGTAGAATCCAAGTTGCCATTGAAGTCATAAGCGGAAGTACGCCATTGAGTTTCATTAGCACGATTGATGTTACCAACAGTACCTGTGGTAGGATCATCAGGAATGAGCAAGCCCAAACCTTGTGGATCAGTACCAGCACCAGAAGCATACAAATATTCAGAGAACTTCTCTTTAATACTTTCTTCTAGTACGTCAATCTTAGCTTTCATAAGCTTAAAGATTTGAGCAGACCCTTGGTTCTCGTCTTCTTCTTGATCACTAATAACCACTGAACCAGCAACTCTTGCCCAGTTGTAGCTAACAGTATCAAATTCACTTGTTTGAGCAATTGGCTGCTCATCAAAGTATTCATAAGAAGCGATGTTAGGGTTACGACCCAAGGTTAGTGGGTTAGTAATTTCGTGACCACCGTCTTCGAACTCTACACGGTTATTCGCAAAAGCCCATGCCATCAAGGCATTAGACTTAATAGAAGCAAGAATTAGTTTCTTACGACTACGAGTAAGTGTAGATTCCAAAACTGTGGCAATTGGTGAGGATGCCATTGTTTAAATCCTAATTAGACTCCAGCTTCAGCCATTGCTTGCCGAATGATGTCGTCAGTTGAAACGTTTACATTTGCAACTTGAGCAGTGTCAGTTACATTTGTAGGTGAAACACTCCCACCTTCAGGTGGTTGTGGCTGCGTATTTATCGTAGATCCAGTATTAGCTGTTTGTTCAGCTTGTAAAGTATCTAGGCTTTTCGTCCAATCTAACCCACGTTGGGCATAAAAAGATTGGAGTTTATAATACGCGGCTTCAACATCTAAATTAGGCTCTTGTTGTAATAGCCGGGAAAGAGAATCTTCGTGAACAGCAGCATCAGGGTGTTGTGTAGAAAAGTTATTGTAGATCTCTGAAGCTCTGTTCTCTGCTTCTTGTGTCTCGATCATCTCCTGTCTATCGCCTACTAATGGTGCTAATGCGTTATCAAGCATTTGCTTGACTGCATTCATATCAGTACCACCACTAATAATATTATCTACATTATGACCGTTAGATTGTGCTTGTGTCAACATGTATTGAATTGTTTCAACAGGGTTATCTTTATAAGATGCTATAAGTTGTGCGCCAGTAGTAACTTCTTCTGGAGACAAGTTATATTGATTACCAACAGTACCAGCATTATTAACTGCTTCTAGTTGTCCTCTAATTGCTTCAAGTTCTTGGGAAGCGTTGTCGGCGCGTAATTTCTCTCTCTGGGCAGTCTCGTAAAATCTTCGTTCTTTCCCGCCTGTGGCGATAATGTTCCCAGAGGCATCAACGAGGTCTTGGGGACCATTAACTTGTTGTTGTTGCTCACTGTTACTGCTTCCGTCAGCACTTTGTTCACTACTGGTTGCAGGTGTTTCTGTTCCAGTGTTCTCTTGCGTTCCTGGACTTTGTTCTTCAACGTTTTCATCTGTATTCGATTCATCCCCTTCTCCTATGTTATTTAGGATAGCTTCGTCAGTACTTACCATGTCTTCCATTATCTTCCCCTTAGTTAGGTTGTGCAGCAGGATCGCCCTGCGGTTGTTGAGACATTACGGATTGTAATGCTTTCTCAGGTGATACTCCAGATTGTATAGCAGATTGTACTTGTTGTTTAGCTTCTGGAGGTAATTGCGATAATACTTGTTTAAGTTGTTCTGGACTTGCAGTTGCTATGTCATTTTGACCGCCAGCTTGTCCTTCACCGGGAGGAGGCGGTTGTTGACCACCACCAGCAGCTTGTTCGATAGCCTGTTGTAGTTCTTGCCAATCTTCTTCTTTCATAGTTACTTCATCAAATGCTTTTTCCATTACTTGAAGCATGACCTTAAGAACAGGACCGGGAGCAGCGTTTACAAATTGACCAAGTACTTGTCCGAATTCTAACGCTTCTTCTTTCTTTGCTTGACTAGTAGGCTTCTTAGTTGATCCACCAAGAACAACGAGCGAGAGTTGAGAAACTTCTTCAGATGATAAATTCTCCCAACCCTCTGCTTGCTCCCCGATAAGGTAGTTAACTGTTTCTGGCGGCATATTCATTAAACATAATTGTGCTATGCCCCAATATATAGCTCCAATCCAATCTTCAATCTGATCAGCTTTCTCATCTACACGCATATTAGATGCACCAACATTAGCTGATATAGCTTGTTGATTAGTATTAGATTTAAACTGTTCACCACGCATAACAGTAGATACAGATGAGATACGATCTATAGATCTATACTGTTCTTCTTTATCAAACATCTTCTCAAACTGAATAGATGGTGGAGGTACTGAACCAATTACATCACTAATCTTCATATCAGGTGAGATGTTAAGTCCACGAGCTGTACCGTCATCTCCATTTAGTACTGCTTGTGCATCTTCTTGTGATATTACATTAGTATTAAAGAATATGTTACGCCTTGCCCAACGTCTAGAACGGCGTTTCTCATCTGCAATCTCATTAATAGCATCTTGCTGATCTAAGTAATGACTTACTTCGCCCTTAGTAAGTGGCCCGTTAGGTGACTCAAAGAATGTAAGAGGGTAATAAGGGAAGAAAGTATCCAATTGAAGAGGATCATCCCATACCCAAATAGGCCAAGTCCAATCATTACTATTAAAAAGAAGAACCCTACGAGTAACTTTATCCCAAACAAAGTACACCTTAGTAAGCTTTGCTTTATCAAATGACTCTTGATCATTGAATCCAAAAGACTTAGCAGTCTCTTCCTTATCATTAGAGAAAATACTAAAGTTATCAGCATTTTCTATTCCGTCATCTCCACCTAAACTAGCTTTCATAACATGTGTTGGTTGGTAGATAGACTTATATTGATTGCCTTTAGTTTTTCTAGCATACCTAGCAAGGATAAACTCTGTTGGTAACATGTCTTGTTCAATTACCCAATGAGCATCAGACAGGTCAATCTCTTTTGCATTAGGATCAACTAGTATATCAAATGGTGACTTAACTTTAGCAAACGGACCAGCAGGTTGTAGTATGTCAATACTCTCTTCTAGTGCTTGTATCTGACCTTCGATCTCTATTATACGCTTACTATCTTTAGCTTTATCTAAGTCTTTAGATAACTTAGCTAAATCATTAAGTGCTTCTTCGCTACTCTCTTGTTTAGGCGTGTAGCCGATTTTAATCCATGAACGATTAGTTAGTAATGTAGTAACAACACATCGTTTAGCTTTAGGCTTTAAGTTAATTCCTGGAGAAGCTTTACGACTGCCAAGTACATTAACAAGACGTTCTGTAATAGTAGCAAGTGTCTTTTTACTTTCTACATTAGACGTAAATTCTGCTTCTGGATTACGTGCATACAATGCAGGAACCATAGTAGTTACATTAGCAAAGACAACATTCTCAGTTTCTGTAATGTTATTGTTTAATTTTCTATTGCCAATAGTATTACCACTAGCATTCTCTTGTCCTTGCCTGTGATTAAGTTGGTCATTCTCATAGTAACGAATAGCTTCACTCCAAGCTTCTCGCACACCTTCTGTTTGTTTCATAGATTGTGCTACACGAGACTTCCATATTTTACCTGTAGCTTTAGCAACAGGAATTCTACTGTCGCCCATTATTTTATATGATGGATCTTTACGTTTACGAGTACGTTTTGCAGGTGCAGATTCACCAAGACCAGCATCAATTGTTGCATCAACTTCTTGAGGGATTTGATCTTCAGCCATGTCTTGTATTCCTTGTTCGTTCTTGTATGTCTCGTTCGCCCCATTTCTGCCATCCAACAGTTTTAGGATTACGAGCAATAATCATTTTAGATATACTAGGTCTGTTAGACAATAAGTACTTAGTAGTGTCCATAGCATGATCATCTTTATCCATAGGCTTATCTACTAATTCACCTGTAGTATTCTTTTGCCAATAGTAATCAGTTATCTCATTAATCCACCATTCTAACTTATCACTTATATATAAGTAAGGTGCATCATATTCACCTGTAATTGGATTCTGATGCATACGTTGTGGAATAAGATACTGATTAACTTTAACAATACCGTTGGATATATCATTATTACCACGCACACACATGAGTCCGTCTTCTAAAAACATATCAGCAATACTTTTACCTACTGTCTTTTTACCTACACCTTTACGGCGAAAGATATCAGGGTCAGCTAGTATCATGTTAGAAGGGTCCACACTATAATCGTTACGGATAGATTTAATAGCAGCAATGTGATCATCTAACGGTACTTCTTTTTCATACGCTCCATCCATAAGAAACACATTACCCAAGCCATCACAAAACCCCATAATATAACAATAAGGAACAGCTAGACCGTAATCGTATCCTTCTAAGTATGTAACAGCAGTAGTTTTCATCTGTAGTTGTTTATAGTAGTTCTCTACTGCATGATGAGAC